AGGATTTACTGTAAAAGCAGCAGCACCAAAACCCAAAGAACAAGATTGGGATTATGATGCAATTAAAGAAAGAATGAGAGGCAAGTCGATTGTCTTTTGTTTACCTGGAAGAGGATGTTCCTTTATCTTTCTAAAATCATTTGTACAACTCTGTTTTGATCTTGTACAAAATGGAATGAGTATTCAAATTTCTCAAGATTACTCATCAATGGTTAACTTTGCCCGTTGTAAGTGTTTAGGAGCGAACGTTCTTCGTGGTCCAAAGCAGATTCCTTGGGACGGCAAACTACAATATGATTATCAACTTTGGATTGATAGTGATATTGTCTTCAACACAGAAAAGTTCTGGCAGTTGTGCGATCTTGCTCTGAATGAAGAAGGAGAAGAGAAAGAAGTTGTTGCTGGTTGGTATGCCACAGAAGATGGGCACACAACCTCAGTAGCACACTGGTTAGAAGAAGATGATTTCCGTAAGAACGGTGGAGTCATGAATCATGAAACTGTTGATTCAATCTCTAAGCGTCGCAAACCATTCACTGTTGACTACACAGGTTTTGGATGGGTTCTGATTAAGAATGGAGTATTTGAGAATCTTGAATATCCTTGGTTTGCTCCTAAGATGCAAGTCTTTGAGTCTGGTGCAGTTCAGGATATGTGTGGCGAAGACGTTTCATTCTGTCTTGATGCAAAAGAGGCAGGATTTGAAATCTGGTGTGATCCTCGTATTAGAGTCGGACATGAAAAAACTCGCGTAATTTGATAAACTTCTAATAGCATTTCTCGTTTTAAAATCATGGAGGTAATTTATGGCTAAAGGTGGTATGAATAAGACGGTGTTCGAACCAGGAGCACCGAAGAAGACTCGTCAAGGACGTTCTTCTCGTACATTACTGAGTGCAACGTCTCGTAATGGACGTAAGAAAAGGTATAGAGGTCAAGGTAAATAAACTTCTTCAAGTGCTTAAATAGTTTAAGCACTTTTTTAATGCCCCAAAATAATGACTGAAAAAGAAGCACATATTTTGAGTTGGATTAGAGAAGTATCAAAGGTTAGACCAGAATTAAAGGGATTTGCCATCTGTCCCTTCGCTTCAAATGCAAAATATAAGATTATAGAATGCTCTGCAGAAGAAATTCAACCGATTGAAGGATATCAAGTCATCATTTATATCATAGAAGACTACTTTGGTCTTGATTCCGTGCAGTTTTGGGTGGATTTTTATAACGAAAAACACAAAAATTGGAAGTTTTTTGAAGATTGTGGGTCTTATGATACATACATTCAAGGAATTAAGACAAATAATGGAAAATATAACCTGATTTTAGCACAACCAACCCAAAAATTACGTCAATTTAGAGAAAAATTAGCAAAAACTGAGTATTATAACCTTTGGGACGATGAATACTTGAAAGAAATACTTGAAAGTGACTATGAAATTGTAAAATCACGGGATAGCAACCCCGTAAAAAGTTCTGATTTTCATTAATCAGGAGCAAAATGGACCAAAAAATGTTAAGAGAGATTGCAAATGACAATCTAACTCCAAAAAAACACGATTTTTTAATCCAAAATGAAATTCATTCAAAAATTCGTAATGATGATGACTATGATGATTGGGAATATGGAACAGAACCTCTTTATGAATCAAAAAAACCATAATAAATAATACAGATTTTATAAAATTTTATGCCTGTAGAACGGGTAAGTAAGGGATTTAAAGACCTAAGTATGACATTTCAGGTTAATCCTGTAAATTATGACCTTATTGGTCTTAAAAATGAAACTGCAATTGCCCGTTCTATTCGCAATCTGGTTTTTACATATCCAGGAGAAAAATTTTTTAATCAAAATCTTGGTTCAAAAGTGAGTCGCTCACTTTTCGAAAATATGGATGAAATATCTGCATCTGTTATTAAAGACGAAATTGAAAATACAATTAGAAATTATGAACCAAGAGTGAATTTAATATCAGTAAATGTGTCTCCAAATTATGATAATAATGAATTTTACGTAACTATCAATTATCGCATAGTGGGAATTGATGTTCTTCCACAACAGTTATCATTTGCACGTCAGCCAACACGATAAATGGCACTAGTTAATTTCACAAACTTAGATTTCGATCAAATAAAAAGTTCAATTCGTGAGTATCTCAGAGCGAATTCAAACTTTACTGATTATGATTTTGAAGGATCTAATCTATCAACTCTGATTGATGTTTTAGCGTATAATACTTATATTTCCTCATACAATGCTAATATGATTAGCAATGAGGTGTTTATTGATAGTGCAACGCTAAGAGAAAATGTGGTATCTTTGGCAAGAAATATTGGATATGTTCCACATTCTCGCTCTGCAGCAAAGGCAAATATTTCATTTTTTGTAGACACATCTGGATTTTCTACAAATCCCCTTACATTAACTCTTAAATCTGGTGTTGTTTGTACTTCCAATACTTCATTTGGTAATCAAAATTTTTCTTTCATCATACCTCAAGATATTACAGTTCCTGTAGTTAATGGAATTGCTTTGTTTGAAAACGTCGATATCTATGAAGGATTTTTTACAGTTAATAATTTTTTAGTTGATGCAAATAATCCAAATCAAAAATTCATATTAGATAGTGAAAATATTGATGTTAACTCAATTGTAGTTTATGTAAGAGATACTCAAGCAAGTACAATTAGAAATTCTTTTAGATTATCAAAAAATTTATTCGAAATAAACTCACAATCAAAAGTTTTTTTTATACAAGAAATAGAAGATCAAAGATATGAATTAATTTTTGGTGATGGTGTTTTTGGTAAAAAACTTGAAAATTTAAATTATATTGAAGTTTTATACAATATCACTAGTGGAGAATCTGCAAATGGCGTTTCTTCTTTTAATTTTAATGGAAGGGTTGTTGACAATAATAATAGAGTCGTTACAACAGGATTTTCTCTAGTTACTACAAATTCACCATCTCAAAATGGAAGAGAAATAGAATCTGTAGAATCTATTAAAAAGTATGCCCCAAGAAAATATTCTTCACAAAATCGTGCGGTGACAGCAACCGACTATGAAACTATTATTCCAACATTGTATCCAGAAGCAGAATCAATTTCTGTTTTTGGGGGAGAGGATCTAACTCCACCAAAATATGGAAGAGTTTTTATTAGTATCAAACCAATAAATGGTCCTTTTGTTTCAAATCAAGTAAAAAACAATATTAAAAATTCTCTTAGAAAATATTGTTCCAGAAATTATTGATTTAAAATATCTTTATCTTGAATCTGATGTTACTGCATATTATAATTCAAATGCAACGTCAGATCCAAATTATTTAAAAGATTCTATTTTTAATAATATTAAAAAATATTCAAATTCAAAAGAGCTTAATAGATATGGAGCTAGATTTAAATATAGCAAATATCTTAAAATAATTGATGATTCAGATGTAGCAATTACATCAAATATCACTAAAGTTGTAATGAGAAGAGATTTGAGAATTGAATTAAATAAATTTGCAAGCTATGAAATATGTTATGGAAACGAATTTTATTTTAAACCTACATCTGGATATAATATTAAATCATCTGGATTCAATATATCAGGAATAAGCGATACTCTTTATCTGTCAGATCTACCAAATTCTGATGGATTAACTGGAAGTATTTTCTTTTTTAAATTGCAGTCACCGTCACAACCAATTATTGTAAAAAGAAATGTAGGTATTATTGATTATAAAAAAGGAGAAGTTCGATTGTATCCAGTAAATGTGATATCATCATTAAAAACATCTTTTTCTTTGCCAATAATACAAATATCAGCAATTCCAAAGTCGAATGATGTAATTGGATTGCAAGATTTATATTTACAACTAGATATTAATCATAGTACATTAAATATGTTATCTGATGATATTTCTTCTGGTTCAGACATTTCTGGATCAACATACAAATTTACATCAAGCTACACAAACGGAGATCTTGTAAGAAAATAATAACATGAAAGAAACCAGAATTAAAATCAGTTCAGTTATCGAAAATCAACTCCCACAATATGTTTTGGAGGAATTTCCTCTTGCTTCCGAATTTTTATCGCAGTACTATACTTCCTTAGAAAATCAAGGAGGAACTAGTGATATACTTCAAAACATAGATCAGTATATTAAAGTTGATAATTTAACAAATTTAATTGAGTCTACATTTTTAACATCTAATATAACTTTTTTCGACTCAACTATCAATGTAGATTCTACAATAGGATTCCCTGATTCTTATGGATTGATTTTAATTAATTCAGAAATAATTACATATACATCAAAAACTTCCACATCATTTAATGGATGTGTACGTGGATTTAATGGAATTACTTCATACAAAGAAAAATATGATGAATTAACATTTTCAGAAACAAATTCTGAAGAGCATCTTGAAAATTCTGTTGTTGTAAATTTAAGTATTCTTTTTTTAAAAGAATTTTTATTTAAGGTAAAAAAACAATTTACTCCAGGATTTGAGAATAGAAAATTATACTCAGAATTAAATGAGAATATTTTTATTAAACAATCCATAGATTTTTATTCTTCAAAAGGGACTGATAAATCTTTTAAAATTTTATTTGCTTCTTTATTTGGAGAAAATGTCGATGTCATAACTCCAAGAAATTACTTAATTCAACCTTCAGATGCTGACTATAGAATAACTTTAGATTTTGTAGTTGAATCCATTGAAGGAAATCCAGAAGATTTAGTAAACAAAACTCTTTATCAAGATAAATCTGATTTTACAAATCAAGCTCAAGGAACTATCAGTAAAATAGAAAAAATTAGAAGAGGGGATAGAGATTATTATATTTTAAGTTTAGACTATGGATATGATAAAGATATTCAAGCATCTGGAAGCATTTATGGTAAATTTACAATTCACCCAAAAACTAGAACCGTTCATCAGATAAAATCTGGATCATCAACTTTGGAAGTTGATTCGACAGTTTCTTTCCCCACAAAAAATGGAAATTTAATAATTGATTTAGAAAATAACACTTCTTTAAGTGTAACTTATACATCAAAAACATTAAACCAATTTTTGGGATGTAGTGGAATAACTCAGGATATTTCTGAAGCAACAGAAATAAAAACTGATTTTTTTGCCTATGGTTATAATTCAAATGAAATTATAAAAGTTAGAATTTTGGGAGTTTTATCAAATTTAGAGTATCCAAGCAATACACGTCTTTATTCAAAAGGTGATTCGATAAAGATAAAAACTTTGGGTGAGGATTTAAAGGATTATAAGTCAAATAACTGGTTTTTTAACATACCAACAAAATATGATGTTTCTTCCATTTCTCTGTTAGATATTTCAGACAAATCTTATAAAGTTGATACTACGATCAATCACTCTTTTAGAATAGGAGATTCCATTACATTAATATCTTCCTCATCTTTTGAGTACACAGGAAACGTAATTTCTTTTAATAATGAAAAATCTTTCAGCGTTCAATTTGGTTCAGAAACTTCTCCACTAAATATAGATTCTTCTTACATTGTTAGAAGAAACTTAGCAAAGGTAATTACTGAAAACTACCCTTCAGTTAATCAATATACATCAAATGTACAAAATGTTTATATTGATGAAGAAGAATCTTTATATGTTACTTCACCATCTCTCCCAACATATTTAAATACTGAAATAAAAGTTAACGATAGATCAATAACATTCAGTGGAACTTTTGATGGTGAAGTAATAGACACGACATTTCCTCATGGATTTTATACAGGAGATTCTATTGTATATAAACCATCTGAAAATAACACTTTAGGAATATCAACTGGTGTTTATTTTGTTAAAAAAATAGATGAAACTAAATTAAAATTAGCAAGAAGTAGAAGTAATATTTTTACTGAGAATTTTATTTCTGTAAAAGGAAGTGTTATAAATGCTACTTTTGAACTTACAGAATTTACATATAGAGACTTGAGTACTCAATTATTGGAGACTCAAAAATTAATTAGAAAAATTTCTATTCCAGAAAATAGCGATGCTCCATATGAAACTAATCCAGGACTAACTGGAATTTTTATAAATGGAGTTGAGGTACTTAATTACAAATCAAAAGATAATGTTTTCTATGGTCCCATAGAAAACATTATACCTACTTCTCCGGGATCTGGATATGATATAATCAATCCCCCTACTTTATCAATTATAGACCCTATAGGATCGGGTGCGGAAGGATATTGTTCAATTATTGGAGAACTTTCCAGAATTGATATTCTGGATCCTGGATTTGATTATCTAGAAGACCCTACAATAAGTATTGTTGGAGGTAACGGATTTGGAGCTTCCGCTAAGGCAAACTTAATTAGTTTTGACTATGAAGTTAGTTTTAATTCCCAAGCAAATGCCGGTTTAGTAAAATTAAATCCAGTTAATACAATTGGTTTTTCCAGTTACCACAAATTTAGAGATGCAGAAGAAGTTGTTTATATAACTAATGGACAATCTCCCATTGTTGGTGGTATATCCACAATAAGTGCCTTACCAACCAATTCAACTTATTATGTTTCAGTTCAAGATGCATTTAATATAAAACTACACAAGTCATTTGAGGACGCCGTTGTCGGTATTAATACACTTCAAATTACGTCTTATGGAATAGGTAATCACGTATTTAAATCAAAAAATAAAAAGAAAAAAATTGGATCAATTATTATAGAAAATGGTGGAAGTAATTATCAAAATAAATTAACATCTACGGGTGTAAGTGGAATTAACACTGCGCTTAACATTATTAAAATAACTAATCATGGATATCAAAGTGGAGAGATTATCGTATATAACGCAATAGAAACTCCTATTGGAGGTCTTTCGTCCAACACATCTTATTATGTAACTAAAGTAGATAACAATCAATTCAAACTATCTAGACTTGGAATTGGTACTCTAGGAATTACTACTTCTTTTTATTATGATACTAAACAATATATTGACTTAAGTTCTACTGGTAGCGGAATACATAAGTTTAATTATCCAGAAATACAAGTCTCTATTAGTGGTAGAGTTGGAGTTTCTACTTTTGCTGGAAAAGATTTTAATGCCAGTATTCGACCAATTTTTAGAGGACAGATTCAATCAGTATTTGTAAAATCTGGAGGGAAAAAGTATGGATCTGAAGATATACTTAACTATAATAGGCAACCTCTCTTCGAATTAAATTCTGGATCTGGAATTCAAGTAAAGCCAATAGTATCAAATGGTCAAATAGTAGATGTAATAATCAATAGTTCTGGAAGCGGATACAATTCTCCACCAAATTTCAATATTATTGGTGTTGGTACTGGAGCAATACTTACACCAATTTTCTCAAATGGATCTTTAGCAGAAATTAAAGTAATCTATGGAGGAATTGGATATGAACAAAAAAATACTTTTATTAATGCAATTGCGGCAGGTAATGGTGCCAAATTCGAATCTCAAATAAAATCTTGGAAAATCAATCTAGTTGAAAGGTATTTGTATACTTCACAAATAAAAAATGATGATGGAATTTTAACTTCTGGATTAAATAGTGATTATGGTCTAGAGTATGCTCATGCATATGCTCCAAGACCTCTTAGATTTTCAGTTCAATCCACAAGATTTAATCAAGGAAAAATAGTTTATTTTTCAGATTTGCAATTATTAGATGGTAGAGAACAGACATCAATAGCACACTCGCCAATTATTGGATGGGCGTATGATGGAAATCCTATTTATGGACCATATGGATATTCATCTAAAACCGGTGGTTCTGTCAAAGCACTAAATTCAGGATATGAATTGTCTATAAAAGAAAATAGACCAAGAGTTTCAATTTATCCACAAGGATTTTTTGTAGAGGATTATTCATTTACAAATAACGGCGATTTAGACGAACACAATGGTAGATTTTCGATTACACCAGAATATCCAAATGGAATATATGCATACTTCGCTACAATTAATAATGGACCCTTAGAATCAACAGGATTATTTGAAAATTATAAAAAACCAGTTTTTCCATATATAATAGGAAATTTTTATAAATCAAAACCAATTGAATTTAATTTTTTAAAATCTTCTTCACAAGATTATATTGATATAAATGAAACTAAGTGGAAAAGGAATATAACCCCATATAACATTTCATCGTATAATTACATACTAAAACCAAATGAAATACTAGATCAAAGTTCTAATATTAATAGTGTTTCCAAGGGATCTATAGATTCTATTAATATTTTAGACGCAGGAAATGACTATAGCATAGGTGATAGTGTAATTTTTGATGTTGATTTAAAAGAGGTATTTAAACCAAAAGCTCAGGTTTCTTTAATTGAAGGGAAACTAGTAAATAGTATCTCATGTGGGACTTCAATATTTGATGTTGAAGTTTATATAAGTAATAATAATTTTGTTGGATTTGCAACAATACCTCATAATCTTATAAACAATGATTTAATAACTTTTAGTGGAAAATATGATTATAAAAAATCAGGGAATATAACAGTATCAAATAATATATTATCACTAACATCTGGAGTTGGATCAGCACAATATACTGGAATAGTGACTTATTTTGATGTTTTTGGAAATTTAGATTATCCAAACATAAGAGAAAATGACATTTATCAAATCGGAAATGAAGAAATTAAAATTTTAAATATTGATCCACAATTATCTAGAATTAGAGTTCTTCGTAATCAAAATGGAACTACTGGATTGACTTCATATACTGCTGGTATTGGATTCACAGAAAAAACAAGAAAGTTTACTCTTAATTTTGGAATTTCAACATCATATAATTTTAATTCTAATAAAGAATTTTATTTTGATCCCAAAGAATCCGTTGGTTTAGGAACAACTTCTGGTGTTGGTATAAATTCTACATTTTTTGTTAGTGTTAATAATTTTAATAATCAAGTATCAATAGGAACTGGATCTACTACATTCTTATTCTTTAACAATCTTTCAGATCTTCAAAATTATAAATCTGGTGGTTATATTGATATTGTAAATGCAACAAATAGTTCTTTCAATACCACTAAACAAAAAATAATAGGAATTGGAGAAACTTCAATCAAAATTAATTTTGATTCTTCTTCTCTTTCTGGTGTAGGTGTTACTGCATATATTAACAAATGGAATATATTAGAGATTCCGACACGATCAATCTATATTAAAAACCACAACTTAAATACAGGAGATTCTCTAGTTTATTCATCAAATGGTGGAACCAGAATATCAGTTTCTACTAATGGATCTTCTTCTTTCATACTTGGAGAAAAATCTATTGTCTATGCTGCAAAAATTTCAAATGATTTAATCGGCATTTCAACTATTAAAGTTGGTTTAGGATCTACTGGAGGTTTTGTTTCTGTTGGATCCACATTAAAAGCAGATTTATTGTATTTTACATCTGTTGGATCAGGAAATACTCATAGTTTTAAAACAAATTACCAAAATACTTTAGTTGGACAAATTAGTAAGAATGTAGTAACAGTATCTACTGCGGAAACTCATGGACTTTCCATATTAGATACTGTAATTATTGATACAAAACCCGGTATTTCAACAACTTTACGTATAAAGTATAATGATTACAACAGAAGATTATTAGTAAATTCAAGGTATTTTTCGAGTATTGATATAGAAAATAGCACCATTTTAATCAGTAATCATGGATATTACACTGGACAAAAAGTTTTATATACATCAAATAGTCCAGCGGTTGGTTTGACAGACGAAGGTATGTATTATATCGTCAATGTTGATGCAAATAAAATTAAGTTATCTAATACTTACTATGATGCAGTTAAAGAGACTCCAAACACAATTACTATTTCATCATCAACCTCAGGAAATATTTGTCCAATCAATCCACCAATAAAAATTACAAAAAATCAAAGTGTGATATTCGATTTATCTGATACATCATTGTCATTTATTAGTGTCGGAAATACATACTCTGCTTTTGATTTTAAATTTTATAGGGATGAATTACTTAGAGATGAATTTGACACTACACTATCATCTACTATTTTTGAGGTATCAAGAAGTGGAAAAATTGGTATAGATTCGACCGCAAAAGTTGTCTTAAATATAAATGATAAAGTTCCTGATGTTTTATATTATAATTTAATTCCAATAAATTTGAATTTAAATTCAGAATCTAAAATAAACATTGTAACAGACACTGATATTCTAGGTTCAAATAAAATTTCAATAGTAGAAAGTGATTATAATGGTAAATATACTATTATTGGGATAACTTCAACAACATTTAAATATAATATTTTAAATTATCCAGAAATAGATTCATACTCAGATGGAATAAAGTATTATACTAATTCAAAAACTGCTATAGGTCCAATACACAAAATTTCTATATTAAGTGGAGGCAAAAACTATAGTACTTTACCAGGAATTACTTCAGTTTCTTCTAATCTCGGCAGGGGATCTATATTAGAACCTGATACAAATTCCATTGGAAAAATTAATTCGATTGATTTACAGGATATTGGATTTGGGTATCCTTCAGATTATAGTGTTAGACCAACTTCAAAACTTCCAACTATTTTAGTATTAGATTCTTTATCGACTTTTGATTATATTGGAATTAACTCTTTTGGAAGAAATTATTCTATATCTCCATCTTTAGTGGTCATTGATGGTTCAACAAATAAAATTATTGATGATGTAGATCTAACATATTCTACTGGAGATTCAAGAGTAACGATTATTAAAAATAGCTCAAAAATAAGTAATGTTACACCAATAATTATTCCCACAAATAATACCAATGGTATTGGAATTACTAATATTCAATTTATTAATGCAACAAAAGACGTTGTTGTGACTTTGGGAGCAAGCTTTAGCGATCCTGAAGATTTCCCATTTTTTGTAGGAGAAAAGGTTTTAATTGAAGGTATAAGTGTTGGAATAGCAACTACTGGAAGAGGATATAATTCTTCAAAATATAATTATTCTTTATTTACAGTAACTTCAGTTGATCCAAATATTGGTGGAATTGGGGCAACTGTTGTTTATAATTTAGCATCTTATTTGGAAGACGGGCAGATTCCAGGTAATTTTAATAGATTTAATTCATCAGGAAGAATAATTCCTAAATC